GGTTCTTCTGTAGCAACATCAGTAACGGTTTCTGGAGTGGCTACTAAGATTAGAAATGCTTCAGCTAGTGTAAATACTTCAGTTTCTGTTTCTTCTCAAATCGCGTTAGTAAGGACAGCATCAGCATCAGAAAATATTGCTGTAACGGTTAGTGCAAACCAAAGTAGAATATTGCACTTTATTGCAGGGTTAATGCCTGAGAGTGGATTAACTTTAGACAACACTTTTTCGGAAGGAACGCTTAGTGGGACTTTTGTCTCCAGAAGTGTAAATACTGTATTTGCTGGTGAACTAACATTGCCGTCTAGCTTTACTCAAACAGTACCAATTTTTGAACATGGCGGTACTGGAGTTGGTGCTTGGTTCGGTGTGTCAAAAATAAGCAATGTGTATCATTTAAGAATTAGGGCTGGAGAAGGTAATGCAAGCGTCAATTTGCTATCTGATGATACTGATATAGCTGTAGCTAATGTTCCAATATCTGATATTCCAGAGTTTGATGGTGGGGTTCATACTGTTACTTGGGAGTTTAAACCATCTGCCGCTGGCAGAGTTAGAGTTTGGATTGATAATAATTTATACATATACCAAGAAACATCTGGTGGCGCACAACTAGAAAATGGTCTTTGGTCAGGCGGAAATCAAGGTGGTTGGGGTGTAGGAAGGTCATCTATTGCTGGTGGCACAACTAACTCAGGTGGCACACAATACCAAGCACCAGCAGATAGAACTTGGTCTGGTAGCATTAAATCTCCTCTTCGCGTTTATAGTGGAGAGTTATCTTCTTTTACAGCGGATGACATAACTAATATTTCAATGTCTGTTACTGCTACTGCGGTAGTGGTTGTCCAGCAAGATATATTAGCAGAAGCGTCAGTAGATATATCAGCGACAACTTCAGCAACATACAATGTTGTAAAGGAAGTATCAGCTTCTGAAGTTATTTCAATAACAGAAACAGTAAATTCATTTGTTTTAGCTTCTGTTGTTTCTTCTGTGGATATCGCTTCTACCGTGTTGTCCTCCGCAACACGGATTAGAACAACATCTTCACAAGTAGACATAGCGGTAACTGAGCAAGCTGTTCAAACTATAACAAGAACTGTTTTAGCTTCAGAAGATATAGCAATTACAGAATCTGTAGGGTCTGTAAGAATAAGAACTATGTCAGCATCTGTGTTGGGTGCTACAAATGTTAGCGCAAGTTCTAAGGCGACTTTAGCTGGGGTTACATCTGTTGACATATCAATAGCAACAACAAGCGTATCTAATATTATTGCTTCTGTGATTGCTAACGAAAGCATATCGATAGTTAATGAACTATCGGCTACTAGAGTTCGCACAGTTTCATCAGAAGAACAGATATCCGTAAATGTGTCTGGTCAGCAAAAGACTGTAAAAATTGTGTCTGCTTCAGTTGATTTATCTGTTGACGCAAGTTCTGACGCAAGCAGTATATTGGTAAATTCTTCTTCTGTTGATTTGTCGCTAACAGAAAATGCGGTAGCTACTAAATTAAGAACAGTAACAGCATCAGAAAATTTAGCTATAACAGAAAGTGTTAACGCCACAAGAGTTAGAACATATAGTTCTAGCGCAAACTTAGTTGTTACATCTTCTTCGGAATTTATTGGAACATTTTCTCTTGCGGCATTAGAAGAAATATCTGTTGGGGCGGAATCAAATTTTGTAGGTGAATTTGTTTTTGCTGTTAATTCTGATATATCTATAGACACTACCGTGATAGCTAAAATTCTTGGTGAAGATTGGATAGATGTAGATTCTGATAATGAAACTTGGTCTGATGTTGCGGTTGGCAGTGAGGTATGGTCTGAGGTAAGTATAGGTTCTGAGACATGGACAGATATAGCCGTAGGTTCTGAAATATGGACGCAAGTTCCAACAGGCAGTGAGGTTTGGTTAAAACAATGATTACATTCGGTGAGTGGCTACCTGACCAGCCAGATCATATGAACCCAGGGGTTTTGACGGCAGAAAACGTAATACCTGCTTTTAAAGGTTATCGTTCATTTCCTCAATTTGTTGAATATTCAAGCGCAACAGCAGATGCTAAAATAAGAGGTATTTTTGCGGCAAAAGATAATGCTGGGAACGTAAAGTTATTTGTTGGTGATGCGGCTAAGTTATATGAGTTTAACGCTTCTACTTCTGCGCTAGATAATGTTAGTAAGGCTGGCAGTCCAGCGTATGATTTATTAGGTGATGAGCGTTGGCGTTTTGTGCAGTTTGGCGAATACGTTATTGCGTCTGGCGGTACTGGTGAAGAGCTACAAAAATGGCAGTTAGGCACAGATACTGCATTTTCTAATTTAGGCGGTTCGCCTCCAAAAGCTGACTTTATTACTGTAGTTAGAGATTTTATCTGGACAGGAAATATAGATGAGGGTTCTGGGAGGGTTCCTTACCGTGTAAGGTGGTCAGGATTTAATGCAATAGATAGCTGGACTTCTGGGACTGACCAATCTGACTTCCAAGACTTACCTGATTCTGGTGCTATTATGGGATTAGTTGGAGGCGAATACTGCACAATACTTACAGAAAGAGCTATATTCCGCGCTACTTACTCTGGGCTTCCATTGGTTTTTCAGTTTGATAAAGTTGAAAGTCAAAGAGGTTGTTCTGTAAAAGGTTCTGTTTGTAATGTTGGCAGTAATGTATTCTTTTACTCAAACGATGGTTTTTACTTATTTAATGGACAAAGTTCTACACCTATTGGTGCAGAAAAAGTAGATGAATTTTTCGCAAAAGATTTTAATCTTTCTTTTAAAGAAAATATGACGTCATCTGTTGACCCATTAAATCAAATAGCAATATGGAGCTACCCTTCTACAGCTAGTGGTAATGGCAATCCAGACACATTGCTTATATACCATTATGTATTACAGCGTTGGTCTTTGGTAAAGTTGAGGGCTGATTATTTAGCCCCCTTCTTTAGTGCTGGTTACACACTAGACCAGTTAGACAACTTATCTGCAACATTAGATGGATTAACAACTGTGCTTGATAGCCCACTATATAAGGGCGGTGAGTTCTTCTTTGGTGGTGCTGTAAATGACCAAATATTTAGTTTTACTGGCGATCCTATGACAGCAACAATTGAAACTGGTGAAACAGGATTTGCGCCAGGCAAACATAGCATTGTTACTAGAATATATCCATATTATGAAGGTGGCGCTGTAACAGCGCAGATAGGAACACGAAATAGTATTGCTGATGATGTTGTTTTTGGAAGTAGTGCTGCCTTAAACTCTGAGGGTTTTTATCCTTTTAGGTCTGCTGCTAGATTTCATAGAGCTAAGTTATCTTTAACTGGAAACTGGACTAATATACAAGGTATTGATGTTGAAGCCAGACAGATAGGTAGGCGTTAATGGCTATTGAGCAAAGACAAACCAACTTTAGGACTTTAAACCCTGTCACAGCTACAACACGCGAAATAGCAGAGGTTTTAAACCGCACGATTGACGGTGGATTAAATAGCGTTGGATATGTTACTTTTTCAGCAAATTCAACACAGACAACAGTTTCTGAGCCAAGATATAATGTTCAAAGTTTAGTGTTTTTCACAGGGCTTGACCATGACCCTTGGCATCATAATCCTTATATTGACGGCACTAGCACAAATGGAACAATGGTGATCAACCATGACAATCAAGGACACGATGCGCCCTTTGCATACCTCATTATCGGTTAAAGAATGGACTAGGTTAGTTTCACATATATCTGAAGCTTTAAAATATTCTAATAAAAGCCATGATATATCAGATGTATGGGATGCTGTTAAAAGAGGCAAAGCTCAGTTTTTTCCATTGGAAAACTCTGTTATAGTGACAGAAATAGTAGACTACCCAAATCAAAGCGTATGTCGTATATGGTTAGCAGGTGGTGATTTAGGCGAGCTTATGGAAGCTGAAAAAAGTGTTTGTAAGTGGGCGGAAGAATTAGGGTGTACTGGCATGGAAATTATAGGACGCAAAGGCTGGTCACGAAAACTTACTGATTATAAAGAAGCGTCTGTAGTATTAGTGAAGGAAATACGAGATGAGTAAAGGTGGCGGTCAAACAAGGACTATTTCGTCCACAGGTGCGCCAGCATACGCACAGCCATATTTGCAATATGGATTAGAACAGGCAAAGGCATTATATGAATCTCCTACGCCTCAATATTATCCAGGTTCTACTGTTGTAGGATATTCGCCAGAAACAGAGGCAGCATTATCAGCAACAAGGCAGTATGCTTCACAGCCAAACCCATTGGTTAGCGGTGTTCAGGATGTTGTTGCACAGAACCTTATGGGAACAAATCCATTGCAAGCCGCTGCTTTTAGACCTGTTGTCGAACAAGTCCAAGGTCAGGCAGCAAAGGCTGGAAGATACGGTTCTGGTTATCAGCAAGCAGCTGTCGCACAAGCATTAGCGCCATATGCTTATCAGGCACAACAAGCAGCTATATCTCAAGCACCTGCTGCGTATAAGTTTGGTTTAGCGCCTGCTGACTTAATGCTGGGTGTTGGCGCGGCTAAAGAAGAACAAGCGCGTGCAGAATTACAAGCTGACATTGATAGATTTCTGTTTGAGCAACAAAAACCACAGCAAAAACTT